CCCGAATCTGCTATGACATTATCCTCGCTGCTGTCTTGACAGAACACGTAGCCCTTATCCACGCCGATCACCGTTAGATAATGCCCGTACTGAAAGCGAGCTCCCTTGGGCACTTCCGGGCCATAGTCCTGCACCGGGGTGATTACCGGCATATCGTTGCTCGTGCATTCGCGGAGATCATCCAGGGTCATGTTCTGCCGGGCCATTACCTCACAGCCGAGCTTCTTGAAGTAGTCGATGATGGAGATGGGCTTGGTTGACTCTTCCACATCCGTGCCGAGTGCTCGCTTCCATTCCGAGAGCGTATCCGGGCCGACATCGAAGTACTTGCCCACTGACATACTATACCACCACCCGGACCAGTAGGACAGAATGCGTTCTCTGTCCTCTTCGGTTTCGTATCTCGTTTAAGTCCTAGCTCTTTTCTTCTATCTTGGGTCCTTGAGGTAGCAGATTGCCATTGCTCATTGGGAAACTCCTTTTTCAACCTATCATACAACTGAAATAGTGCCCTGTCATACTCGTCATGCTGAATAGGAGGAGTACCTAATCCCTTTTGCTTGAATATCATCACAACTTCAGATCTGTTGACTCTTGAACCAGGATCAAGGTCCCCAACATTCTTCGCGGGAGTCCTTGACCTCCACCTCTTTTCTATCTCGTCCATCACCTCTTTAATCGCTCCACTATCAAGTTTTCTGCCGGATTCGATAAACTCTCCTTTCTCATCTCTGGGATGTTTCTCCTCATCAAATGCGTTCTTGGTGACTTCAGTATAGGAACCAGAGATGTTCTTGAATGGCACTTCAGTGAAAGTAAAGCCCTTCTGTACCGTAGGCTTGGAGGATTGCTTGATCTGCTTGCCGTTTGACTTGCCGTTCTTTCTTGGGATGACGAAGGGAATGGCCAGCAACTCCTGCCGCTTCCGCTCCTCCTCCTCCTGTTGGATGATGCGGCGGATACCGGCTCGCAGCTTGCCAAGCTCGCTCAGTAGTCTCTTGTCGCTGAGTGCCATCGGTTTCTATTTGGGTGGTGGCAAGTCCATGAACTTAATTGATTCCATGATGGCCTTGGCTGCCTCGATCCTGGGCTTCTGATCCAAAGCCTCGATGTCCGGGTCATGTGGTGGAGTAGTCCGCTTCATCGTATGCCTAAGATAATCGAGTGCCTCGAATACCGCCTCAGCCATCTCATAGGAGAGCTTCTCCTCGACAATCGTTTGGCTGATGCTTCCTGAGGCTTCTTTGTCTCATGTCATCGACAAGCATAAGCCCAGCCAGGCACCAGCCGGCAATAGCCAACATACAGAAGATTACTCGAATCCACTTCATGCCTTACTTCTCTTCTGGCGGCGGGCTCACTTTCTCGTAATCGTACTCATCGCGGATGAAGTTGTGGAAGTATTTGCCGTGGCTACCGCCCTCGATCATGTCAGCATGCACAAACTCCTGGGCGGTTTGGGATGGAACATCATGATAGCGGTAGATATCTCCTCCCACGGTCTTACCGGTCTTCGGGTCTTTCCTCTTGAACTGTACCTCGAGAATTTTGCTGTCGCTATCATAGCGGACCTTGTGAATGTTACTGGACTTGACGGAGACCCACCCCTCTGTTCCCCACCTTCCTCCACCCGGCTGACCGGCAGGGACTCTCGGTTGATCCGGGCTGAAGACATTCGCAGCAGCAACGCTATGCTCAGCCCGTGGAAACTCATTGACCATCTTCAGGGCTTCACGGGCCGGGAGGTGGATGCGAATCACATTAACTTTGGCTCCCCCCATATCCTGGGCCCGGACCCACCGGTGTGTCCCGTCAACAATGTGGTAATGCTTGGACACAATGATTGGCTTATCGGATAGCTCCGGCTCTGCCTCGATTTTGGCCCTGACAATCTCCCTCTGAATAGGGTGGAGTCGTTCCGAATGAACTGTTTTGGTTGTTACCTTGACACCCTTCTCTTCCAGGTAGTCGATGAGTTTGTGGAGATCACGTCTATGAATCTGTGGCATGTTTACCCGCTTGACTCCCAGGCTTGTTCCACCGCCGGCAAACCGTCCGTGTTCATCCCGCATCTGGGTCTGGGAGTAGTTCTCGACATTTGGAGGAGCCAGCTCGGGATGATTGATGTCGAAATCCCATGCCTGGTCAATGATCTTGTGAAATGCTTCCCTCATCTCGGCCCGGCGATCGACATTGACCACCATATTTGTTGTATGGGTTCCGTGTTTCTCCTTCAGCTCCTCATAATACGGGAAGACACTCGCCTCAGCAACCTGGCCATCACCGATTGAGGCACCGATCCGGCCGATGCTCTGAGTCCTCAAATCTCCGGCAGCAAAGACTCCCGGAACAGAGGTATGCATTCTCAAGTCCACCTGAATCTTTCCGTCCTCGCTCGAGCGTGCTACCTCCTTTGGGAGCCATGCGGTATCGGATGCCTGGCCAACAAAGATTCCTATGCAGTTGGCCGGGAGAGCCTTTCCATCCTTGGTATGAAGGACTCCCCGGGAGCCATCATAGGATTTCACCTCATCTCCCTCGATGACCGTGATCTTCGGATTATTACGAAGCATTCTCACCTGGTACTCCGACATTTTGTCCTCGATCGGAGACCTGGAGAGTACATAGACATGACTCGCAGAGCCAACTGCCCCGAGAGCTGCCTGGGAGGCTGCATTCGAACCGCCGACAACTACCACCGGCCGATTCGCTGCCTTCTCGGCAACTTCCTTGACCCAATTCTCCGTTGGGTAGATGATGTTTTTCGATTTGTCTCCTGGGAAGGGAAGTTGCTTGAAGCTGAGGCCGCCGGCGATAATCACAGTCCGGGCAGTCAGAGTTGTTCCATCCGACAGAGTGATCTTATGAAGGCCAGTCTCCTTGTCGGTTTCCAGTTTAGTCACTTTAGTGTTCATCTTGAACTCGGTCCCGAACTTGAGAGCCTGCTGATGAACATTTTCTGTGAACTCAGCTCCGGAGATTCCTGTCGGAAACCCGGGCAGGTTCTCGATCCGTGAGGTGAACTTCGGCTGGCCTCCTACCGATTCCGTGGCCTCAACCACTGTCACTTTGCTCAATCCATCTGCACCGCCCATGATCGCAGCTGCCATTCCAGCCGGACCTGCACCGATGACAACCATGTCCCGGGTATCCTTGTCACCCGGCAGCCCGTCTGGTTTCTTTGGTGATGGCAGCTCAGCCAGTTCATGAGAAAGTTCCTTCAGCCTCTCCATGTCTTTCAAGGCTTCAGGTGACTTTTCCGCCAGGGTATCTCGAGCAGCATAGAGTCGTCCGTTCACGGCTGACCACTCCGCTTTGATTCGATCCCGGTGTGCTTCAATTTCTTCGTCAGAAGGTTTCTCAGTTTTCGGATGTTCGGCAACCGCTGTCCCTCTGCCTTCAGTCCATCTTCCATGCTCTCCTCTCGGATGCAGTTCCTCCTTATAGTCGTTATCCACAATATCAAACAACTCATTACCGGTCAAGCTATGCTGCATGAAGGTTAGCATGTTTGGCTTGGTCGGACTCTTCGGGGCTGCCGGGGCTGCCGGAGCCTTGGGCCCACCAAACCCACCTCCACCGAACCCTCCACTACCACCGGGTTTGGGTGGAAATCCCCCACCACCTGGCTTAGGAGGGAATCCAGGAGGCGCTCCACCCCCACCCCCTGGATTCTTGGCAACCGCCATCGCCTGTTCATGCTCTTGATCCTGCTGCTTGGGATCGACGAACCCCTCGGGAGGCTCAGGCTTGAAACCATACTCATCCGCTGTCTGCTGCGCTTGATCCTGTTGTTGCTGCTGTGCCTGCTGCCCGCCCTTGGTGATCTCCTTTACCTTCTCCTCATCGAGGCCGAAAATGTCAGTGAAGTAGTTCTCTGGCGGATACAAACTTTGCACCTGGCCCTGGTTATAAGCTGCCAGTGCCGCTGTCTTCGTCTGGATGATGGTAGCCTTGTCCTTGTCGGAGATCGACTCGATGTCGGGCCATTCCACCGAGTATCCACCCTTGGTCTCGAAGACTGTGGATATGGATACCTCAGGCATCACTGTCCCGGCTCCTGACTCGTCTTCCGGTGCCTTTGCTTCGTCATCATCCGGCTCGTCCTCACCGAATTGCTGGAACGGAGATGGAGCTGCATTCCGGACCCTGTTCAACCTCATTACCCGCCAGACTCCGTATTTCCGTCCATTGGAATCCGTATGCTCCTCCCACCTCTTGTTGATGATTGGACCGAGCCTGTTCCGGAGTCCAACCGATTTACCAGGAGTAGCCATAGCCCGTTTGGGAGCTAGTTTTGGAGTTGGAGCCGGCGGATAAGTCTCCTCTTGTTGATCTGCCTTCGCTGGAAAAGGTGTCTTGACCTTACCAGGCAATTCTCCAGCCGGTGTTTGATCGGTAACACCTTGCGGACGGTGAGCCGGGAGTACTCGTTGATCCATTCCCTGTCCCGGTCCTCTTTGATCATCTGCCTGCTGCTCATCATAGTCCTCATCAAAAAAGTTGCTTTGCTCTCCGTCCTGATCTCCATCATCATCCATGTCTCCGTTTCCATCCCGTGTTCCATCTCCCATCGGCTGGGCCTCATCTGGAGATTGAACAAACCCTGAACCCGGCTCAGACAAAACACCCATCTGGATAAACCGGTCAATGAGTGGGCAGATCAGTCGGGGAGTATTGAACACAACTTCCCGGTGCCGGCATCTTTCGTTCCAGTCCGTGTCATCCTGGGAAGAAGCCAGCTCGCCACGTTCGCTGCCCTTGAAGACTCGGACCGGGCAGCCCAGACAAATACAAATCGTTTCCGTCTGCACATTAAGAAAGGGCTCAGGGTCAAGGACAGCCGGCGAAAGTGTTTTGAACGAACCGCCCTTGCCGATGAGCCCCCTTTGTATCCCATTCCAGTATTGCTCCATCATGTCCTTGATCTGCTGGTCATTCGTGGCTACATCACCTCCCAGTTGCGGATGGGTCTCGAACGTGAGCCCCGGTATGCCCATCCTGAAGTAACCCTCAGCCGATGCTCCTCGAATCTTCCGGGCATCCAGTAGTGGGTTCATTACCGGCAGAGTCCGTGGATTGCCGAATACCGGGCTGGTCAGCTCGTTGTCAATGATATGAACGATCCTCGACCAGTGCACAAACACAGTCGCCAGTGGGAGTCCGATTCCGGCATACTGCTGGCGAGGATCGTTCAAAGTCACCCGGTACATCACAGGCAGCCCGAACCTCGGGTTGTTGATGTTCCACTCATAGCGGACAATCTGGACCAGGCTCTCGTCATAGACCCTCAAAAAAGTGATCTTCCGCTTCTGTTTGGATGGCTGTCCGCTCGGAGGCTCCGTGGGCCCGAGTGGGGTTCCGTAATACTGTTGCTCAGTTCCTGGCATCGGGCCATAAGGGATAGCGGGATCGGGCATGCCGGGAGCGGTGCCGTACTGCTTATCAGTACCATAGAGCGCTGCTCCATAGAGGTCTTGTGGATTCGCTGCTCCTTGTTGCCTCTGCTTACCGCTGGCGTACAATTGTTTGGTAGCATCACCCTGGCTCATATTGGGATAGAGCAGATTGGGAGAGTTTGGGTCGAGGTACATCTCCTTGTGGGGAAAGTTCGGGTCATCCGGCTGAGTTGCGTTTGGTGTTTTGGGCTGGCCTCCCCTCATGGTATCCAGAGGATTCACACCTCCCAGGGCAGCATCTGCCGGGTTCCCTTGGAGACTTGAACCGGCGGGAGGTTTCCCACCAGGTGTAAAGCCTTTATTGGGCCCATTCTTTTTTTGAATTGGATTTACCTGGTCATTGAACCTCTTCCGGGCTGGAAGTCCACCGTTAGCATTGACGACTAGCCGTTCAACCTTCCATGAGTTGAGAACTACTTTTTCATCGGAATTGAGCTCAGGAATTGTGTAATTGATTTCCTCTCCCATCGGCCTGAATGGGTTCTTTCTCCTTCGGGCTCCAAAGTTTGTTTTGGTCTCCAGTACTTTCTCCTCACCTTCCGTGATCGGGCAGTCTCCCCAGTTGTTTGTCATGACCTGGACAACACCATCGACCGGAGCCTGAAGAGGCTTGCCATCATCGATTCCGATCAGAATGATTCCGTAGTGGCCGATCCCGGCGCAAATATCCGCCCTTTGGAATATGTCCCAAATCGTCGAACCTTCCTCATCCTGATACCAGGAGCCTTCACTCCTTAGCTGGACTCCGATTCCATCCCAATCTGCCTCGAAGTTTGTCAGCATCGTCGGGTCTTCAATTTCATAGACTAGTGGTGTGACCCTCCATGATTCCTTGGGATACAAACGATTGACCCGGTTGGCTAGTGGGTCTCGCTCATCCAGATCGCGGTAATCATCGGCAGCAATCGAGCCGGTCTCCGGGTAGCCACACTCAGTCTCCAGGTCTCTACGAGGGTCCATGAACCCACGCCGGAGGAAATCCTGGCGCATGGTAAGTACGCCGGGAGGATTGCCCATGAAGTCATTGAAGAGCATCTCCTGTGCGTTCATCGCCGGGAATACACCCGGTAGCACGCCAGCGATATAGCTGATGTTATGGAGCCGTTGCGGGATTCCCATTCCCGCGAAGAGTTGTTCCGTTGCTGCCTGTACCGCTGATCCGTTAGTATTGGGCATAGCTACCTCTGCATCTCATTGGCTCGTAACTTTTGGACGATGACAGCCCTCAATTCTCGCAATTGCCGGCAGATCATCTTGAGCGTAGCACTAGGATCGTCCTGCAAATCCCAGAGCAGAGCATCAATCATCTTGATGCACACATTGTTCCATAATTCAACATCTACTGGAGCCTGTGCCATTTTCAATCTCGCTCCCTCTCCCAGGTCCATACCATCATGATGAGCACGGCCACTATAAGTATTGTGACTCTTACGAACACCTCTTGAATCATCCTCTCATTCTCCGTTTCAAGGCATCGAATGCCCGTATCTGATCATCCCTCGATACCGGTTGAGTGAGGATTCCCGTCACTCCACCGGGAGTCTTCGGCTTCCTGGCTATCTCCGTGACTTTCTGCACGGTGTTGAGGAAATCAATAGCGGCTGTTGCCATGAGTCCATGATCGAGTGTCGGCTCCAGAGGTACCCACTTGAATCTACGATCCGGACCAAAGCAGAGTACGAACACGGGCTTGAAGCCCTCTTCATCTACCGGGTTATCATTGGTTTCATCTTGCTCCATGATTTACCTCCGGAGTTCCTAGTATCTCATCAAGGGCATCGCCCCATCGCTTCCACTTATTCGCTACCCCGATATGCTGCTTTACTATCTTTTCATTCCTCTTTCTACTATCATCGTTATCCCCACACTTCCAGCGACTCCGCCTCTCTGCCGCTTTGCGAGATTGACCTTCTATCTTCCGAATATGAACTTGTAATTCCTCAAGCGGTGTAACTTCCACGAGTCTCTTCCCACAATTAGGGCAGAAATTTGTTGCCCATTCGCAGCCGCAGCAGGTCTTAAATATCGTCTCGGATGGAGCCGCCATGATAGTCCTCATTGGGATCGCGGTTATACCATACTTCTCCTACTTCATCAAAAGGCGACTTGGCCTCAGTTATGTGACGGGCCTTGCGTCCCTGCATCTCTTTACCGCATCGTCCTCGCACTCCCTTGCACTTCATACAAATACGATCAACAGAGGTTGTGTCTCTGCCGCAATTCACACAGCAGCATAACTCGCCCTTTTTCCTGGGCATCATGCTACTCCCGCAGTAGTTTACTCGGCTAGGCAACGCCAGCCGTTACCCTGACGCCCTTATGGAGCATCGCATGAATCGCCAATACAAAACTGTCTGCTTGATCGGGACTACGCCCTAGTATCTTATCTAGCGTGACTTCATCCGCGCTTTCCTTTTTCCCCGCTTTATGCTGCTTGGGCGGGAGGAACAACCTGCCTTCCTCGTCGACCCATTTGGGCATGAGGCTAAGCTGTCTTCTGAGCTCGGCGTAGTCGCCTGGTACAGCGTAACCAGCAAGTACCGGCGTTCGGTCTCCATCAGTTCCCCATCGACGACAGGGATAAGTGGGATCGCACAATACACTGGCTTCGCCATACATTTGCGCCCGGCGATTTTTATAGACATAGCGCTCCTCGATCATTTCTTTGCGGGTCTCAATTAACTGTAACCCTCTCCTCGGCTCGAGTGCCACGGATTCTCCGAATCCCAATGTCCTCACCTTGACTCCTGAAGGAAACTCTGCTGTGCGGATGCTTCTCAGTCGGTCAGCATGTTCTTTGCCACCACCTCCCCGGTCAAACAGGACTCGATCCTCAGGGACGGAATACTTCCGCATCAAGTGGATAGTATCGC